GTATTGACGAAACTGACAGAAATACAGACACTCAGCAAGATACTGCTGTGTAATCTGTTTAATTTTAAGGGGGGCTATATGTCCCCCTTAATTTAATACCCCTTATAATATTTAGGAAATTTATGACTATTCACGATTTAACAAAAAAAACTAGAGCTAGCACAGGACAAAAAATTACTTTACTAGGCCCAGCTGATAATACTATGAGGGTTACTAAATTAGAAAACAGAATTAATAATCAAGAAAAAAAACTTGATAAAATATTAGAGTTATTACAGAATGGCAACAACTTACTTAACACTGACAAATAGTGTACTTAGAGAATTAAACGAAACAGAATTAACTTCTAGTACGTTTAGCTCTAGTAGAGGTATACAAACTGCCGTAAAAGATTTTATTAATAAAGGCATACATGATATTTATAATGAAGGGGGTGAGATACCTTTGTTATACGAAAGAACAACACAGAATTTAATAGTTGGTGATAATGAATATGATTTACCAGCTGACTTGAGAAAAGTAGATATAGACTCATTTACAATGGGACCTAGAGAATTAGTTACTAATGGTGAGTTTACATCTAATATAAATAACTGGACAACTGGAGATGGATCACCATCACATACAACAAGTGGTAATGGTAGATTAAATTTAAATGATGCAGCTGCATATCAATCTGTAGAAACTGTAGTAAACAAACAATATAATTTACAGATTAGAGTTTTAAGTCCTAATAGTTCTACAAGTGCTTTAATTGTTAGAGTTGGTACAACAGCAGGTGGAACACAAAATTTAAGTAAGACAGTAGCTGTTACTGATTTTAGAGAAGGTAAAATACTTAATACTGTATTTACAGCTACAGCACAGAACTCATTTATATATGTAGAAGCAGATGGTGTACAGCTAGATGTAGATTATGTTAGATGCTCTAGAAGTGAAATATTAAATAGAAAATTAACTTTTATATCATACGACCATTACTTACAAAATTATAAAGCACAAGATGATAGAAATAGAAGTGGTAATTATGGTGACCCACTAAGAATGTATATACTACCAAGTTATACTGCTTTTGGAGTAAGTCCAAGACCAAACAAAAGTGATTTTCAAGTAAGTTATAATTATTATAAAACACACACTGATTTATCTGCACATGGTGATAATATGTCTTTACCTGATAGATTTTCAACATTAATTATAGATAGAGCTAAATATTATACTTACATGTTAAGATCAGATCCACAACATGCACAATTAGCAGATAGAGATTTTCAAAGAAAACTTAGATTATTAAAAGTAGACTATGCTACTAAGAATGATTATATGCGTAGTGATTCTATCACAGAAAGTGTAGCAACTAATATTGGAGGCAGAGTTAATTAATGAGCATTAAAGATAAACCAGAAAAAAAAGAAAAAGCTATAGATAATATAACTTACAAAACAGATAAAGAAAAGAAACAAGAAAAAAATAACATTAAAGTTGCTATTGTTGGTCTTACAGAACTTGAAAAATTAAAACTTAGAAATGAAGGTTATGGTAAACAAGTTGAAGATCCTACTACTATAGGAAAAGATTTTGAAACTGGTATTATGATATTAAAAGAAATAGCAACTAAATTATAATTATACAATAATGGCTGTAAATTATTCTATAAATAAACCTAAAGAACCAGAGGATAATATGAGATATGCTGAAAGAAAAGCAGCACGAATGCTCAATAATGGTTTAAATAATCAACCATCTGAAGGTAATTTATTAAAAAAAGAAAAAAAAGATTTTGAAATATTAAAAATAAAAGAATCTAAAAGAGATATCTTTGGGCCTTTAACAAACAAAGAAACAGAAAGATTACAAAATTTATCTATAAAAAGAGAAAAAGAAGATGAAGATCTAACAGGGGGTATGTAGTGAAAACAGAAAAAAAAGAAAGAGCTATAGATAATATATCTTATCAAGAAGATAAAAAAGAAAAGCAAAAAAATAATGGTCTACAAACTGCAGAAATACCAAAGGATCTTTCTTATGAGGATGCTGTAAAAGTATTTAAAATGAGTCTTGATCGTGATCCAAAAAATGTTCAAGAAGTAATAGATTTTTTTAAAAATAGAAAGTTATCAAAATTACCAAATTCTTTAACCAAAGTATAATAAATGCCAACTACAGATTTAATATCACCTTTTGTAGTAAGTTGTGCTGGGGGATTGACATTGAATAAAGATGTATTTTCAATGCGACCTGGTGAGGCATTATTATTACAAAACTTTGAGCCTGATATTAAAGGTGGGTATAGACGTGTTAGTGGTACAGCATTATATAATACAACACAAATCCCTCAAGGATCTAGTAATAGTAGTCTAGTAGTAGATTGCTCTATAATATTTAATGGGCAAGTAATAGTTGCAAGAGGTGGTGATATACATAGAGGAACTACATCTGGCAGTTTTACAACATTAACTACAGGTTTAGGAACATCTACTAGAGCATATGATTTTGAAAAATTTAATTT